ATTTCGTCAGTAGCAAAACTTGAAAAAACATTGCGTCCAAACGTACTAATATTTAGACAAACTTCCTCTGTAATTTTTATACCAGACATCTTATATTTTGGATTTATATCGGCTTCTCCAGTAAAGAGCGCAAAGAATACATAACCTTCAATAATTGGTTCGTCGTCAATATCACAATATGGTTCCGCGTCTTTAAATTTGTCTTTTACTTCTTGCGTAAATTTTCCAACTTTAGAAACAGTCGGGGGGAATTTTTTTGACGCAATAATTTTATTTAGATCACGTAATTCAAGAAACCCAGATGATTTAAGTTCTAACTTTCCTTGTTCTAAATGACTAAATTGTGAGTTGTATAATTTGATGTTCGCCGATTCACAAAGGACGTGAATATTTTGTTGACTTAGATTGTTTTGCTCCCTCCAACGCCTGAACGATTCACCAAAGTCTGTTCTGAATTGATCCGGCTTCGAGGTCGGCACGTGTTCTATGTTTAAGTATCATTAGTAATATAACGAGGGTTGACCCCTAAGCAAGGGTCTTAATTCAACTTCACATTAGTATCATTAATCACAAGCAACTCTATTAATAAACACCTTTTAATTGTTTGTTTTCCCTGCGTAGCCTTTCGTTCTCATATACCAATTCTGAACAAACGTAATAAATATCTGATTGACAAGGGGTTAGTTCTTTCCTGATCTCGTTAATTCTTTTTCTTTTGGCCTCTGTGGAGTAGGTCACGGCCTTACTGCTTTGGGTCGGCTTAATATTAACAAATAATAAGAATACGTCAAATTGATGATTTGCTACGTCTTGACAGTATGGATTTCTAAGGCAATATTCAACCGTAGTACGGACTGATTCAACCATCCAATGCCCTCAGAAAGCCAAACGCGGGCTGTTATTCACCCAACATTGATTGAAAGAATTAACAACACCCTGCCAAAATACAAGTTAGATCAAGGGATTTCCACCTGTGTTCAAGATCTAGTTAATGAAGCACTTGACACTAGGGCTACCATTAGCAGACCCCCGGGCTGCTATTCATATTCTTCTAATTCAAGTTCTTTTGAAGAGTTAGAAAAAGAGAGTATGAGAGAGAAAGGAAGAGAAACTTTTCTTACTCCCATTTCTGAAAACTTCGTTTGCCACGATCCGAAAGAACATCAAGCATTTTTAAAAGAACAAAAAAAAGTAGCTCAAAAACTACCTACTGCGTTCCTTCAGTTCTGGGAGACTTACCAAACAGCCCCACGCAAAGCGAACCAATCAAGAAAGAAAGCTTTTGAAGCGTGGAAAGAAGCTTTAAAGATCGAAAAATCTGATCGCCTTATAGAAGCCGCTAGAAGGGCTGTATTAGATCAAACCAATAAGATACAGCATGAAGAATGGTTCGAGCCTCTTCCTGACTGTTACAGATGGCTTAGAGATGAAAAGTTTGTCGTTTTACTCGAGCAACATACGCCTGCTAAGGCGAAGCAAATAATTCCGGGGGTCACTTGTCTATGAATTATTCAAAGCTTTACGACCCTGAAAAGGCTAATCAATACGTTTGGCCTATGACCCCTAAAGCCTATAAACCGGGGCAATCTACTTCCTATCAATTAACGAGTGAGCCTTCACCTAAGAATTGGGAATTGCAGGGTTATGTAATGGCTGGCCCTTGCCAAGTTGGGATGTATGACGATGAAGGTTTTTATTGCACTTATCAACCACCCGTTGAAGGAATTAGACCCGGAAAGTATTACCGAGTTTTGCACGGGGAACAAATTAACGAGGCAAAAAGTAACTACGAAAGAGATAAAACCTATGCAAATTATGGAACATCAATTGAGGCGGTTATATGAAATCAGGACTCTATAGAGTTGGGACACCAGAAAAAGCTAGAAAAATACTTTCAAAGTTACTTAAGGATGGAAAAATTACCATTAAAGATATAGATCAAGAGTCGCCGGGTGCTTCACATTTAAGAGAAATAGCAGACAAATATTACTCAGAAATAAAACTAAAACCTCACGTAAATTTGTTAAGAACTAATGAACCTGTACAAGAAATTAAAGTATCAGAAGAACGAGACTTTCCGACTTCCTCCAGATCCAAACCTGAGCTTTCGAGAGAGCGATCACAAATATTACTGCCAGAAACACAAGAGGATAGTTCCGCAATCAGTGTCGAGTGTTTGCCGTGGTAGTTCTCGATCTACATGGGAAGGTAAAACGCCCGCAATGTTACGTGGGAGTCAAATCCATTTATGCTGGAACAGATTCCTAGAAACAGGACATCCGGGCAACGCTGGCGAATGGGGAGAATGGGTCGGGATTTTATGCGAAGACCCTTTATGGAAACAGTTAACCCCAATTGCTTTAGAACATCCTTTAGTCGATAGAACATTTTGGATTAGTGGCACTCTAGACGGCCTTTTTTATAACAACGAAACAGAAGAAATTATTCTCATTGATCTAAAAACATTTGAACAGGTCAAAGACGATAAAGGGCAATGGTCAACATACAAAAAGGGAAGACATAGAAAACAGCTAGGCGGATACGTGGATTTAATACATATCAATTACCCAGAAATAAACGTTGATAAGTGCCTTGTTATTCATTCAAGTCAGAGGGCGGTTTTTTATGAGGCTTACCCAGATGTTGAACGTTGCCGAGGCGACTACCAATTAGCCCGTCGAGATTATTTCGACAAACAAAGAAAATTTCACGCTTTTTAAAATGGCTTTTTATCAAACAATTGATCAAACAGGTTCCGCTTTAAAGGAATCAAATAAGAAAGCAAGTAAACAAGAAGAGTTAATTCTTGATCTATTTGTTAAAAGGAATCAGCCTTTATCTCCATCAATGGTATTAAGTCAGTCAGGTTTAAATTGTCCTATTACGTCGATTAGGCGAGCAATGACTGACCTAACCAATTCAGGCCGTATTGTTAAAACTGATCGTCAAATTAAGGGTATGTATGGCAAAGCAGAACATTTATGGGAACTGCCAGATCTAAAGGAACCAAAACAAGTGTCTTTATTTAATTAGCTTTACTATTTCTACGTATTGACAAAGGGTTGACCCATGGCACTATCTAAACAGACGAACAAAAAACAATGTATGAACTCACAAAAGCCATCTTCCTTTTGGCGATCTCTGCGCCTATTCTTTTCGGCGTTAATCGTCTTACCTCTAGCCTTAACACTTCTCTTGATCAAACAAATTCTGCGCTTTATGACGCTACGCATACGCAGACCTATGGTAAGGGAGCCTATCAGGACTATCAGGTTAGAAGCTATGGAAGATGAGGAAAAAAAAACTCAAGAGTGGTTAAAGAATTTCGATGATCCTTTGATCCTAAGTAATGCCCGTTACATAGCTGAATACAACTATCACTTGCCTAATAAACAAAACAACGAGCAAAACGATTTAACCAAATTCCCTGAAATTCCTTACGATGATCCCCTTAGATAACGACCTTTTAAATTCCCCTGAACGAATACTTGAGGAATTGCACAAGACTAAACAACGGATTAATACTCTTCAAACTTTGGAATGTACGTTAAAAGATGAATTAGAACAGCATTTGAAAGATGGGCGCATAAAAGGAATTTTCAAATGGAAAGGTATATCAGCAAACAGGATGCAAACAAAGCAGAAATATTTATTTAGTGAACAACTAAGGAACCTTGAGGATAATTACAAGGCTGATATAGAAAAGAAAAAAGAGTTAGAGATATTGGATGGGAAATATACAAAGAAATTAGAAACGCGGCCTTTTTGGAGGATAACCGTTGACAAATAAAGAAAAGATAGAAGCCGCCGAGCGCAGAATTTCCGAGCTTAAAAAGTTAATTAAAGAATGGAGGAAGAATGAAGATAATTAGCGTTGATGTTGTTGGTGTACCTGTAGCGCAGGGCAGCTTAAAACGTACTGCTTTCGGTGTGATGTATAGCAACGATAAAGAATTGAAATCTTGGCGACAGGATGTGATGACCTATTTGTTATCAGCTCGACCTGATGATTGGGAAATTGATTGTGCTTTTGCTGTTAGTTGTGAATTTCGTTTTATGCGACCTAAAGCGCATTTCGGAAAAAAAGGATTACGCCCTAGCGCTCCTAGATATAAAACGACTAAAAGTGATACGGATAAATTAATAAGGTCAATCGGGGATTCGATACAGCAATCAGGATTAGTTAGAGATGATAGTCAGATTATTAAATGGGTAGCAAGTAAACGCTATTGCGAGCCGGGGGAAAGTCCGGGGGCATCTATCACGCTAAGTAGTCAACC